CCCGACAACCAAAGCTCTCGCCGTAGTACTCGCAGAAACAACCAAAGGATCAACATTGGCATCATGCGACACGACTTCAAGAACAGTTCCGTCGGTAGGGTTGCCAGTTAAGGTATCAATTCTCACAACCGAAACGTCCCCGAAAGCACCAATACCGCGTAGGATAAACATATCCTCGTTGGTATCGGCAAAGGTTCTCAGGTCTGTGAGGTTGTCGGCGTATATTAAAGTTACATCAGCCGCCGGATCACCCACGGTATCCATTGTCGGCGTACCAGAAGCACCCCAGGACAGCGTACCAGCCCCATCGGTCTGAAGATGATAGGTCGCTGTACCGTCAGCGGCAGGCCAGGCATAAGATACACCGTTCATTCGGAGAGTCTCGAAAATACCAAGTCTCCATGCCTGATTTTTCTGCCCCCCTATAACTCCACTTCCGTCTCTGGGAGGAGGTAGAAATTCCTCCGCAAATACGCTCGGCACCCAAATAAGCGCCATTACTAAAACCATAAAATAAACAAGAAACTTTTTCATTTTACCTTCCTCCCGTTGTTATTATTTAATTATAAATCTCTCTGGTATCAACCTTTCAACCAGTTGTGATTGCTCTCCTTTAAGGTGAACAATCAGCGCAACAAAGGTCCCCAGGTTATTCAGTTCTTTATCCGTCATTTTGTTAAGTTCTTCACAGGTTATTTTTGCGATTTCCTTATCGTCCAATGTTACTGAAAGAGAAATACACTCAGCTAAAACTTCTTCCGCAATCTTGTCCACCGGCTCGGCCATCGCAAATGAAACAAAAACAAACAAAAACAATATTGCCAATGTAGTTTTTTTCATTCTTCCCCCTCTGTGTGTGGTGAAACTCCAGAAAGCGCCCTTAAAACATCGTCCATTGTTCCCTTGCCAAATATACCGCATTGGTGAAGTATCGTTACCCCGACATTATGTTCTGAAACCTGAACCTTATTATCAGGGTCAAGGGTGCATCCAAAATGACAATTAGCTAAAATATCCGCAAGAACGTCCCTGCCAAGCTGTCTTTCTAAAAGCACTGTACGATATTTAGCGGTCAGCTCGTTCATTCCTGAACCATCTCTCCTCCGGTCATCATGTCAATCCCGCTTCCCTTCTCAACCTTGCGCGTCAGTCTTTGCCCGGCCTTTGCCATCTCTCCCATTGCCTCAAGGTCTTGAGCGGCTTTCTGTTGCTGCTGTCTAATCGCTCTTACCTGGTCAACGGTTGATTGTTCTTTCAAGCATTTTGCCGGAAACCCGACCACGTTTAACGCCTCGGTTAAAGTCTTGTCAGCGTCGATAACATCAATAGCCATTTCCATTCCAGGCACAGAAGCGAACTCCTTGGCAATCTCAATACCTGCTCGGATACTCTGTATGCCTGTCAACTTCTGCGCCTGGGATAGCGGACCTAAATAATCGATCTCGATATTCTGACCGCCGCCAAGATCCATTAGGATCTGAGGGGGTTGCGGCAGGCGCCCGGCCCGTTCTTCGATGTTCCAAACTCTGTCCATCAACGGATTCAGACCTTCGCTCTGGTGTCTTCCAATCCGCGTACCTAAAACCGCCGCTTGCTCCCCCTGCATACCTACCACCTGAGTCGCAGTTAGCGGAACTTTGTTAAATGCCGCTTGATTCAGCATTAAAAAGAAATCAACATGAAAGTGTTCTTTTATGGATTTGTCTGTTCGGTCCTGTTGGTCTTGTCCGTATGGTAACTGAATCCCGGTAATTGCTGGCATGGGTATTTTATCTTTTGTCACCGCACCATCAATCCAGGTCCATCCACCAGGATCGCTATTAACCTTCCCCCTTAAATCTGAAGGTGCTACCATCGCAGGGTCAACCATTTTATGACCGGCGACTAAGTTTGTTTCGGCCTGGGCGTTTCCTTTGCAAATATCTACATAAGCGTCCCATGCTGGCGACCGACCGTAAAGTTCAGATGAGTTTTTCCGCCATCTCCAGGTTACATTCGGAAGTTCCCAATATCCTGATTCGTCTATGATTTTTGCTTTGTTCGCATGAGGTAACATCCAGAAAGACGCAATCGGTTTATTCTTACCATCAAGTTTTGAAGGGTCATAATCTGACCTTGGAAATGTCGCGTGAACAATCTCTTTTTCTGTGTAAGGGTTTTTCTCGTATTGAATTTTAAAATTAGTATCGAGCGCGAATATCTTTTCTTTTCCGAACTTCTGAACCAACTGTCTTAAAGTTAGTTTGTACTTACGATAAAGAGTGTCCACCTTGCCAAACTGATTCTCTGCGATATAACATTCCCTAAAGTGTGGAAGCGTGAAATTAATCCGCCCCTCTTTTATATCTTCTTCAACAATGGCGGTCCCCGTTCCTACTGTGATACCCTCTTTAGTAAAATCAGGATGGAAGTCGTAAAAGTTAGACCGTCTGAAAGCGGGATATAAAACCTCCTCGCACTCATCAAGCCAAACCTTAACCTCTGGATATTCGTCAGTTCGTTTTCCAGACCACGCCCTCATGCCGGAAGTTTTCGCAAAGTTCAGCTTTCCCGGCAGCGTCAAATCAAACCAATGAATCGAAGGACTGCACATATACCCATGAATTCCGTCCGCCGCTAAGTTCGCCGCTGATAAAGCCGTACCGTCGTAGACTTCATCTCCTGTCCGCTTCCCCTTATTTGAGTTACCCGACCCTGAAGACCTAACATCTTCGTCCACGATCTTCCGACGGCTGTGGTTAACAAACGTGATTATGTTATCAACCATTGCTTCATAGGGTTCCCGAAGTAACGTCAGAAATTCAAGCTGTTTTTGAAGAAACTTCGCTTTATCTTCGTCGGTTGTAAACTCTATCATAGTTTAACCTAAAGTCGTTTTCTTGGTTGTCGCCGGGTTCATGACCCCACCGGGTCCTGTCAGCAAAGTAGATTTTAAACCCCGTTTCTTTCGTAACCTCTCGGCTGAAGACGCCGCAGCTTCTTGTGCCGCCGTGTCTTCGGCTGATGGACCGCTTGGAACCACCGGAGCCGCCGGGGTTGCAGGAAACTTCGGGGTTGTTGCTTCAGAATACTTACCACCAAGATATTCAGTGCCGTAAACCTCTGAAAAACCCGGTAATAGAAAAGACTTGGCAAATGTTCCGACTCCAAAATCCTTACTGCTTCCCTGCTTATAAAGATCCGTAACCGCCGACATTCGCACCCCCACACCGATATGTTAATGGATTATATTCGGGCTGATCTAAATTGTGCTTCATCATATAAAGTTTAATCGGGACCACCCGCGCTATCGAAAGCCCTGAACGAATTAAATATCTCATACAGTCCATCAAATGATCGTTTGTTTTAACAACCTTGCCCTTCTCGTCCCGGTAATAAACCCGAAACTCGTCAAACCATTGAGAACATGACCGAAACACTTTAAGCCTACCCGTACTCATTCTAACCCAAACATCGAAAAGCCCCGCCTCTACAGAATTGTCCGCCTTCTGAAGTTTCAAACCCAACTTGATATATTCATCAAGCAGCTTTTCGCCGTCCCTCTGACTCGAAGCCCTCGATGCAGGATCGGCAACACCCGGTATCCATTCCCCCCTCGCTTTCACCGCCTGAACATGAACAGGGGGTTCAGATTGACCGTGTTTGTAACAGGACGTTATGTAAACAATATCATTTTCTTTATCAATCGCCGCCCATACCACAGCCGTCGCGTTCCAACCAACATCAAACCCATAAACTTTAGGAAAATGATCCGGTATCAAAAAATCGTCAACCGTAATAATTTCCTCAATAATCGGATATATCGCCCCGCTTCCAAGGCTCGGTATCCCCCTCGATCGCGCATCTCTCATGTGAGGCGGTAAAGCATCATATAACCGCTTTTTATCTTCATCGGTTAAATGCGGCGCGTCATCCCAGGTCGCCTGAACAACAAACTTCCCCGTATCTTTAAAACTCGAAGGCACCTTACCGCCGGGCATATATTTCAATACCACATTGGAAACACCCTGCAACGGAGTAAAGGTCAGCATGATCAAACCCCTGGTCGTCATCGTCCGTATCAGGCATTCATCGTAAATGTCTTCTGGACACTCCTCATCCAAAAGTATCGCGTCTTTCTCCGTACCCTCAAATGCCTTCCTGCCCTGCTCATACGACTTAAACCCTAATACGCTGATCCCGTCCTTTATCCCGTCAGTATAGTGCTGAACATAAACAGTCTCTATCGTGTCAGGTACAGAACTCGCCTTGCGCTTGTACTCAATTATGTCGTCCCCAGGGATCAACCCCGTCCCAACATCCGAAAGCGGACCCATCAGCTTAAACTGAACAATATCCTTCGTAGTCTGATTCGTTGTCCCACACGCCCATATGTCCACAGGCTTCCTAAACCTAAAACCCGGCCACCAGTCAGGATACCGACCAGTTAAATGAAACGTTAGCTCATACCCCCCTACACCCTCAGTCTTTCCAACACGATTCGCGGAAACCATCGCCCGCTCTAAAAAATCCGGCCCCGCTGTAAAAAAACTCATGTGCTTCGGATAATTGTGCCTCGATAACGGCCCCCCCTCAGGATACATCGAAAATATCTTCCGCGTCTTCACACGACGATCCTTCTCTAACAATAACCCGTAAAGCTCCTCTTTCTCAGATCGGTTCATTATCACTCTTTTGCATTGACGGTCGCTATCACAACCCCACTTTTAATAATATCAAACGGCAGGTCCCTCAACTCACCCGCCAGGTTCGCCCTCAACTGCCGAATAGATACTTGCCTGACCGTGTACACATCTTTTGCTTTTTCGGGCTTGTGTACGCACTCATCAATATTCCGTGTACACTCGTTAGCGTTGTGTACACGGAAAACGCTTTTCTTTAACGTCTCAATCGTTGCTTTCCTGTCCGCCACAATCCCCACATCTTCCCGCTTGGGCTCGTCGTCCCATATATGCGGATCCATCATCCGGTGTCGATGCCCACACAGCTTACACATTGCCGCCGATGTTGAGGATTCACCCATTAAAATAGGCCCCCTTGCAATGAATGGGATATACATACACAGACGGCCGGCCTCGCGTCTGCCCCCTACCCCTTATAGATAAAGCATGCTTATTGATTATATTGCAGTTCATCGGTGATACACTCCATCAAATCCATCGTATAACGTGCTAATATGGTTGACAATACAATACAGCATGATATGAGTTACCCCCAAAGTTACCCCTTCCTCGCGTCCATCAACCTCTTGATCCGTGCATCCAACTCACTATCCCCCATTTTAGGTGTTTTGTCTGTAATGTCCACGTCCTGCCTGGTTGAGTATCCATAGTTACTGGCTAGGTTTAGGGCGTTTAGTTTAGCCTCATAGGCTCCGACCATGCCCATCTCAATATTGTTGGCTTCAATTCGGTGCCGTGCATGCGTAATGATGTCACGAAACGTACGTTTAGTTGTATCATCCATACCTGTTAGGGTTTCAGTATGGTAATTATTGAGGGTTTCCCTTGATATTCCGAGGTGATAGGATAGGCCCGCCATAGTGGGGGGCGTAGGCGTTTTGACCTCTGTAATGCCCTTGGAGTGTGCGTGCTGTACAGTGATGATGGTATCAAGGCAATGTCGGAAGTAGGCATCAACTGTTTCTTGGAGTTTATCTGGATCGTCCCATTTAGGCGGTCTGCCAGCTGTCATGATTATAAGACTCCATTGATTGTCCGCATATAGTTAGCGGATCGTTGTTTTGAGAATGGTTTGATGTTTGGCTGATTTACGATTGTACCAGTGGCGTTGTCCCTGGATCCGGCAGGATGCCTTACAGGGATAAAATTGTCTTGGAACTGTCTGTAGTGTCTTATACATGAGAGGCACGGTGGTGTCTCTGTGGTATATCGATAGCCGCGATTCAGCATTTGTTTAAACCCGTAATTTCCGCAGCCCTCGCATTTATTTATAACTTCGCTCAATCTGTACCTCACAGAATGCCCAACCGGGATTGCCGAGACCCGGTTGGGCGTAGAAAGGAGGTTATAACGCGGGTCTGATCGGGCCTTACCCGCCGTTCAATATTAGGAGCTTAATTTGTTTTTTTGAGTTTGTCAAGCAAAAAATACATTATGTTGGGGTTGTCATATCAATATTATAATACATCTTGACAAAGTATGTCAATTCGTGATACATATTTTGTCATAAACCTATTACATAAGA